AAATAAATAAATTAGTTGCGCAACAAGTATAGACGAAAACTATTGTGTTGTCGGAAAACTTAGCATATCTTCAATAAAGAAAAGATAAATCGGCTTCGTTCGAACATATACACAGTGTTAAGTACATTGTTGGGCACATGGAACCTGCAGATATAATCAAGTCGGCCACTATAGCTAATGCTATTCAGTTGGGAACTCCGGATGCCACGTCACAATATAGGGCAGCTTGCAATGCAGCCATCACTTGTCGCGTCAGCCTTACGGAACAACAGTCTTTGACTTTGAAACAACATCTGACATTTACCATTCTTCAGAAACCTGAATTTACGATTACTCATGATCACCCTGTTATTGGGGCTATGCGGGATATAGTCAGAAATATATATGAGGATACCTATAAGTTTAGGCATACCTCCAACCGGACTTTACTGATAGGATCTTCGACTAGGGAATTTTCATTATATAACTCTAATCCTTATATAAGATATCACATAAAAGGTACAGAAGCTAAAGATTCTTCTAGAATCGCTGTTTCTATGCTAGAAAAAGTAGCAAAAACTTTGAAATCTAAAAGTTCAAAAAGAGACACTCGGGTTTATCGTGGGGCTGCAAAAGGTCATTTTCAATATATGGCCCCAGCTAGGAGATACCACGACATTTCGAGCATGATTAATGACTTTTCACGAACACACCACAGATTCTTCTCTCTCGATAAATATGAGAGGGCCACCCAACTTGGTTTCGAAGATTCTTTCTATAATTTCACTTGGCCAGATTTTGAGAAAGTTTTCGCAGAGACAGGGGCGATCAGGGCCACAGGTTACGGGTTGTTACCTTTGGAGTTTTGGTTCGATCATGTCCCTGAAAATAACTTGTACACCGTGAACAGGAGTGGTGGTAGGACTTACATACAGTTTAAGGGTTATACTAACGGTTACAATCATCCGACAGAGGCATGGGAGAAAACCTTGTCTACTCTTGGGTACCATTGTCCTCGGTTTAATCTCTCAGTAGAGATAGTATCTCGGGTAGGCCCCTTTGCTATCTTTTGCATCAATCGTTCTAATGGGGCCGAAATAATTAACAGGACCATAGCTATGCCAGAGAATTATCAATACGTCAGGATCATGGACGTTATAGGGAGTTTCGATAGGCATAGGGGACGATTTGGAGAACCCCGATACATTTCCATCAATCTTAATGAGTTCTTCGAAGCCCTCAATTACACCCTCTCTTTAGCGGAGAAGAGCCTCGTTCTGCAGAATGTCTGTGTATTCATCAGGAGAAGGATGGGAGGGGCTAGTCTGATTACACAGGAGTTGTTGGCTCCGTGGCATTTACCAAAGAGACACCTATATAAGATGGCCGTGGTTGTATTTTTGCAAGCAAAATTGATCATGGAGACAGAAGAAAAAGCTGTGGCCGCTTTGGATACTTCGGACTTTCTAAATAAAGTATCTAGATTTATGGGTCACGTCTGCGATGCTATGCTTTTTCCTATCCTTCTTGTTAACGATCTTTTCCTTTACATTAAACAGACTGGACTTATGCAAAATTTGGTACATTACCCCGACCAGGAGATATTCCAGAAGAAGGTTTTGCAGAGGGCAAAAAGGGGAAAAATGGTCTTTGATTTAGATATGGACTATGATGACGAGGAGGAGATGCCTGACTGTCCCATATGTGCGGATCTACATGGTCGCCTTGGGGAACAACTGATGACTTGCGAGGGTGAGCCTTATGAGCATACTTTTACCTTGACGGACTCGCAAGTTAAGGAGGTTATTTCGGATCTTGAGGACTGTGATAAGGACACTGAACAATTGGCTACTCTGAAGACGAGGGTGAAACCTAATGTTCCAGCTACCGGTTTCTCGCATAAATGCCGGGTAGAGTATATTGAAGGTGGTCCAGGAGCTGGTAAGAGTTTTCTATTGAGGCAATTGTTGGACCAGGGTGATTTGGTATTTGCACCTTTCAAGAAATTGCATCCCGATTATAGAGGACTGACTATCAATGACCCATCTGGAAAAGAGATAGGGAAATACGACCTGGCTTTTGCTACTAATCATAGGCTTCTTGAGAAAAGGGGTTTCGCCGTTATGGGAGGGGACGAGTTCACGTCGTTCCCTTATCAGTATTTGGCCATAGCCGCATTTTTGAATCAGGCAGAGGTGATATATTTGGTAGGTGATGTCAAACAGACTAGGATTCGCGAGGGAGAAGGAGAGGGTATGTATATTGGTAATTATATTCCTTTAGATAAACTAAGGAAACATACTCTTTTCAAAAATTTTAGGAATCCACAGGATGCAGTGGCGGTACTGAACAGGACGTTCGGGTATAATAGTTACGCCGTTAGTGACATAGTACATTCATTCTACTTTTGTGATATTCCATCTTCTAATGACCTCGATCCGGATCTTTCGATGAATTTTAAGGGAATCAGTGCTGAGGTTTTAGAGATGACTAACAACACTGTTAGAAGCAATCAGGGGGCTACAAAGAATAAGGTGATGTTAACGATTCTAGAAGAGGATTTGGAGTTGGTCGATAAAGATTCTCTGTTCATAGTCGCTATCTCGAGGCATAAGGAGACGTTACATTTCGCTTGTCAGAATAAGACTGTTGAGTCGCATATTAAGACGAGACTCTATGGTAAAGCTGGACCCTTCTCTTCGGATGCAGAGATTACATCCATTTCACGACCTAATTTCACCAAGCCGAAATACGTTAGCGTATCCGGTCCAGAGTTAGATGGGGTTCTTGGACCTAAGAGCAAGATAGGCGCCATGATACCCGATCGAGATACGGTCTTAGATGATGATGAAGAGGGTTCTCCTAGGTCTACTTCTGACACTCGTGTATCTTCTGAACATTGGCGGGCGCCGAGTGTGCAACCGAGGAGATTTTCTAAAATCTCGAGGGAGATACCCAGGGTACAGCCCCGCAGATGGACCCACGGTAAGAATTCTAGGGAGTGTTCTTCCAATTCAGATGAACTTTTTTCCTTTCCATCCAGTGCCAGCACCATGTCAGCTAGAGACGAGGATAAGTATGAGGCTCTGTTCTTATGTGCCGATGCTAAACAGGGATTTCAGATTGGTAAAACTTTGGTTAGACCAAAGATTTCTGATTGGTTAATTGAGGTAGATAGGCAGACTACGATGGAGGGATTGGAACCTCTCTTTGATGGTTCCATTCCTGGTGATAGGGTTAGTATGCCTTTTTGCATTGACATTCCGGAGGAAGTGGATATGGGACTCGGGGAAGCTGAGGAAGAATTAGATGCTAGTAGTGATTCGTCTGAGGAGTTCCCAATGCGTTGGGATGGGCATGATGATGATGACGATCAACCGGACGCTGGTTCGCAAGGTTTGTCACTGGTTCCGCAGACTACTGACGAAGTGTTGGAGATCTGTGGTGCAGTGGACAGGAGTAAAAATACACAGGAGTTCGAGGACTATGTGACTAATTTTATGCTACATCCGCGTTTCGATTTTCTCATTTCCAAGCCCTTAGATTTAGTGCTCCCCGAGGAGAATTGTAGAGAACACCCTGTACATGACGCTTATCTGGGTGCCGTTGAAGAGATGCCTAATTTAGCGTTGGCCGCTGAATTGAGTCGTTACAATGAACGTACCTCTAATCTGATCAAACCAGATTTTTCCACCGGGGTTATCGATGTCGATATCGTCTGTCCTCTCAATCAACGCCGCAACCTTGTTAAACATGAGGTGACGAAGCTGACAGCCTCGCATGGACATGGTCTGGTTTACATGAAGGACGACAAATGGCAAGAGTTGCAGTGTCTACAATCGCGTTATTTCGGGTCCTTCAAAAGATTACAATTCTCTTTGAAGGGAAAAATGGTTGCTGAGGAGATGGTTGATCTATTTCATAGGGAGTGCATATCTTTGCACAATCAGGAGCTTCGGGAATTAGAGATCTTTGAGATCATTGAGGGTTTCTTTAGGTCCTGTAATGAGAAGCATTATCAAGCTCAATTCACCGGACAGTCTAATTTTGATGGACGTGTCATTCGATTCTCTATGAAAGACATTTTCAAACCTTGTAAGAGGACTGTGTCGATTATGAAATCTGGGCAGGGTATTAGCGCGTGGTCTAAAGATGCGAATGCTATGTTCGGGGCCTGTATCAGGTTATTATCCAGACATTTCCGTTCTGTTTTGAAACCCGGTGTTGTGTTTAACAATGGTCTCTCTGAGTTAGAGTTAGCGCAGAGAGTGAATTCGGCCTTGTCCAAAATTCCGAAATGTAGGAGGGTAGGTATTACGGATGGGGTACAAAGTGATTCGGAGCAGAACGAATTCACACAGTACAAAGAGAAGTATCATCGCAGAAAATTGGGTTATTCACACTCTTTTATTGAACTCTTCTATTCTCTGAGGCATGATTATATCTTGCAATCTTCTTGTGCTCGTGGAAACGGGGGTTGGAAGAAAACTTCTGGTGCCCCGGACACTTTGCTTGGTAATTCGGAACTGGCTATGATAGACAACAATTACCTCTATAGAGGAGATGGTCCTTTTTGTCTGCTGGGTCAGGGTGACGACGGTGCCAAGATACAGTGTAACTTGCGGATGAATACGAAGCCATGAATGTGCTTCGTCCTTTCTTTAATGTCGATTCCTTGACTTTCGATTTGGATAAACCATTGGATTTTTGCGGCAATTTGTTCATGGATGGTGTTTTTGTCCCATCGCTACGCCGAAAGGTTTATAAGATCACTGGACATCAGTTTAGGGATCTACAACATTTCCAGGAATATCAAAAATCTCTTAGGGCCACTCTCAATGTAATTGATCAGATCGGTGTCATGCCGGTATTGGCTGCTAATGCTAAGTCGCTTGGGTACACAGCGAGCGAAAATATGTTGCATCAGATTGAGTCTTTCTCGCACATTAATGCTGAGCAGTTTTCTGATTATTTTCAGGAGAGAAAGTATTGTTTTGATGTTCCTACTAGAAATTGAGTAATACCAGTCCGTAACTCACACAGACCGAAGAATGTAAATTTAAGAAGCTTGGTATTACTCAATGATTGTGAACAATACATCGGTTGGTATAGCAGAGAAATTGAAAGCAAAGACTAAGTCTCTCCTGGTCTATATTGGTGAAGTAGATGGTTATTGTTTCTATAAACATCCAAATTTAGGAGTATTTGTCTCGTCCCACGCTCTTACACAAGCCACACAGTACTTTGTTTATAAAACTCCGGACTATAGGTTCGTATCTTACACACCCTTAGCGTCATTTCAATTATACAATAAGTTTGTGTCAACATGACCGCTCATTATGAGAATTGGTCTGACAACGCTCAGAGATTGTCTGACAGACAGTATGTTACTGTTCGTTCTCTATCGCAGACTATCGATGAAATGATGCTTAAAAATTGGTCCCTGGTAGAAGCTCGACAGCAGGCTATAGACATTTGGGGTGCTCTTCCGCGTTTGTACGTGTTTAGTCACGAAGAAAGGATGCCCGAATTCAAAACCTACGTAGACCTGACGGCCAGTGATTATCCTAAGGTTGTGGCCCAAATGATGAAGTCTTTATCTCATAAAGAGGCTTCTAAGCATCGCAATGAACCATTGAAGAAACCGGAAGCCGGTACTTCCCGCAATCAGGTCAAAGTGGCAGTGGACACCGGACATACTGAGGGTGTCGTTATATCTTACGCATCCGACGATGACGCTAAAGTGGCCTATTATGAAGCTTTACGTACTATTGAAACGCAGGTGGCCCGTGGTATTGGGTTGCTTAATAGAACCAGCTTTGAGACTGAGCATAACTTGAAGTGGGTCGAGAAACCTTCGTGACTACGCTCGGGAGATTTGTATGGTTATATCAGGAAGGCTTCAAAAATTTGGGCAGACGAATGCTATTTGGACGTTGTTTATTCTATATCTAATGGACATATGTTTTTATATTCATATCCACATCCCGACTCACATAGGGTGAAGGTTTCGGCTTTGAAAATCGACAAAAATTTGACGTTTTCTTTCATTGATAGGGATATCAATAAGATGTGTAGTTTCTACTTTCTTAATGATGTTGGTGAGAGAGATATTGAACATGTGATTTACATGTTTGATGATGGT